ATCGATCGATTCGGCCGCCGGGTCTACGAAAGCTATGTCATAGAGCCGGACCGATCGTTGCGGTTGGTAAGCCGCCGCTATCGCGACCTTCCACTCTTCGACGACGACTGAATTGGGCTACGTTCCTGCGCCGGAGCACCCTGGAGCATCTTCCAGGGAAGTGACGCCGGTCGGGCCAACGGATTGCGGTAAAAAAGGAACCTATTGCATCGGCGCCTTCAGCGCCGCTGCAACGTAATTACTGCGAAAATTTCTCTACCCTGCCTTCGTGAGCAACAGCACGCGTTTTGCCACATCGGCAAAGGTCACGCCGAGCGCCGCCCCGCCAATCCCGATAACGCCGAGAGCGCCCATCCCCATCAGCTTCCATTTGCGCACGTCCTCGGTCACCGGTTTCATTGCGGCAATATCGTCCTTGACGAGCATCATCGAGCCCTCGAGGGTCCGCATGCGCTCGACCAACTCGTCCATCCGGCGCGTCATGGATACGCGGCCGGCATCCGACCTGTCCTCCGATCGGCGCAGGTCCTCCCGCAGGTTCTTCACCTCGGCGACCAAGGTGCCGAGCTGCTGGTGAACGCCGGCCTCAATCATCTCCGCCCTCCCCGTGTCTCGCACACTCCGCCCTGGTCCAGACGGACGCCGCGCAGAGGCCGACCACCGTGCGGTCGATCTTGCGCTGGTCGATCTGCGTCGCGCCGCGGGCGCCGGCAAGTTCAGTTCCCACGATGCTGCGAAGGCCGCTCACATCGACCGGTCCCGAAGTTCCACAGCCCGCCAGAAGAAGAACAGACGTCATAGTCAAAGCGCTTCGCGTCAGCGCTCTTTGCTGCTTCATTGTTCTGCCTTTCGATTGAATTGCGGACCGCCTGCGCGGCATTCGAACGGATTTCGAGTATGGCCCAGGAAATTCCGGCCAGGATCAAGGCAGCGACGACCAGGTTGCTCCACGGAAACGTCATCGTGTGAGCCTCAAAGCGTCGCGGACCGCCGGCATCGACCAGATCGCGTAAACGGCAAAGCTGACGATTATGACGAGGATCGCAAGCTGCACCCGCCAATCCAGCGCGACGAGGTTCAGCTCCTTCAGCGCCGTGACGATCGTGCCGCCGGCCGTCAGCAACCAGGTCCAGAAGCGGCCGGACCGGGAAACCGGCTTGCCCGGGCGTGCCGGAACCACAAGCGCCGCCGCCTCGCCCGCGCGGTCCGCCTCGACCTCTCGTGGACCGGCTGCCAGCACTGCGCGAAGCACGGCTTCCAGCTTTTCCGGCCGCACCAGCGCTCGGTTGAGCCCGTCGCCGGCATAATAGGACTGCCCGCGCCTTATCCGCTGCCGGTCACCCTGGCTATCGGCGAGAACCGGCAGAGACGCCCATTCCATCGCCAGGCGCCTCGCGAATTCAACGGGGCCGATCTTGCCGGAGATAAAGCCGGCGAAACCGCGGCGGTTCAGAAGGTGAAGGGCGAGCCGGTCCTGAAGCGCAGGATCGAAGCGCTGATCTCCGCCCAATCCCGGTACTTCCTTCAAAAGCCCGGAAAGCGTGGCCCGCATGAACTGATAGCCCCCCGCCGCACTCGATCCATGCGCCCTCGCCCACCCCTTCTGCGCACGGATCACCTCGGCGATCGCCATGTGCGTAAGCGGCTTTGTGAGCTTTCCCTGGTTATGTCGGTAGATCACGTCGTAAGACGCGCGGCCTTTGCTGCCGACTTCCGCCTCCCGGATAAAGTCGAGCAGCATCGCCGCGCCCGGAGGCACGGTTTGGGTCATGGGGTTCCTTTCTGCTGAAATTGCAGTTCGTCGGCGAAAAAAGGCGGACTAAGGCCTGTTGAGATTCGGGATACCCGCAGCGGCTTGCTCGATCTCCTCAACAGGCCTTCGTCCGTTGCGAGCTTGCTGCCGCCGAAGAAGCGCCTGGCGCTCTCGCCATGGACGCCCGTTGCGGATCGTTGCGCCATTGGATATGTGCAAGACTGATTCAACGGTAGAGATAAAATCAGTGCCCAAGCCGAAGGTTGTCGTCGTTTTCCCCGTCTACAATGGCGAAAAGACACTCACCAGCAGTCTACGGTGCATTGCCGAACAGACGTTCGATGGCTTCGAAGCAATCATTCTCGACAATAAATCGACGGATAAGACGGTCGACATAGCCGAGCAATTTTGCCGGTCGGATGAACGCTTCTCCGTCGTCAAATGCGCAGAACATGTAAGCGCGATCGATAACTTCGCGAGAGCAGTCCGGCTCGGCGCCGAACGTGGCGAATATTTTTGCCTGCGTGCATGCGATGACCATTCGTCGCCGGATTTTCTCGCGCGCTTGGTTGAAGCACTTGACGAAAATCCCGGAAAGCTTCTTGCCGCATGCTCGACGAAGCTGGTAGGGCGAAGCGGGTCCAGAATCAAAGCCCCGGACGACTCTGTCTTCGAATTCACAAGTAAATACGCATCAGGCAAGGTTCCAAGAAATCTAACGTTCCCGGCTGAGTGGATCTACGGTCTGTACAGAGCCAGCGCAAAAGAAATGCTCATGGAACGCTGGTTCGAACTTGGAAATCCTTGGTGTTTCGCATCATACGTCGTTTCAGAACTTGTCGTCCGCGACCTCGTAGTGTACGTCGACGGACCAACATTCGACTTCACAGAGGGATCTGGCTCTGAGGCGCGTTATGGGGCCAAAAGTTTTCGAGATCGCCTAACTCAGAGACTGAAATATACTAAAGGCTGCTACAATCTGGTAAAAAAGCTTCCAGATGTCAGCTGGTCGACCCGGATGAAATTCTTTCGGATGTGTTGGAACGACGCGCGACGAAAGACTCGGTATAAGATTTTTTGGATTTTCTAATGTCATTTGATGGCAATTGTTTCGTTGCCACAGCGCAGCTTTGTATGTCGATCCGTGACAGGACAGGCTAGAGGTCGGCAGATGTGGACCACATTGCGTCAATCTGCTCGTCCGAGAGGCCGAGGGCGGTGCCAATGAGGTCTATGAGCGGATGCGCGCGGTTGAATGTGGTGGCGTATTCCCACTCAATTTTCGCAACCTCCTTCTCAGGACCTTCCTGCATTGTCTCAATAGCGGCCGCGACCTGAGCCGGAGTAAACCCGTTCTTGACGAGGCCTAGACGAAACCGACGGGTGGTCAGTAGCGGAAGCGATGCACGGACTTGCTCCGTCGTCGGCGGTACATAGCTTTGAACCGGAAAGTCCGGATGCTGCTTCATCCAGGTACGGATTGCTGGGTTCGCACCGATCGAGTCGTCAGGTGTGGAAACGTAGTGTTCGAAACGTTCCTCCACGCCGTTGATCCTCAACGTGAGATCAAGGTCGTAGATGCCAGGGGTCGGCGTATCCGTGACCTTGTGGACGGTGACCACCTCGAAAATCGACTTTTCCATTTAAGCGACCCTTTGCATGATGTTGTACTCGCCGTTGCCATTGACTACTCCGCGTGAGCGCCAGGTCCCCGCCAATGCTGCTCCGGCGCTCGGGTGGGTCGATGGGACGTAGTACCTGTTGATCGAATTGTGGAGGGTGGGGGTGCCGGAGGCATTGCGTGCAATGTTGGCGTCGTTACCCAGTGCCACAATATGGCCGAGCGGAAAGCTCGTGTCGTTGGCACCAGTTCCAACATAGACCTCCGCCGCAGTAAACCCGAGGGCATGGGTGTGGCTGGTAGACGTGACGGAGTTTGTCGTCGAGTTGGTAATGTCGCCAGGCGTGCCGAGCGTCAGGGTGCGATCTGCGGCAAGCGTGCCGCCGCCGGTCAGGCCGTTGCCGGCGATGATCTGTTTTGCAGAATTCGCCGGCGTGTAGCCATAGATCGAGTTGAGGTCGGCCGAGGATAGATTTCCGGAGTGATAGACGACGTGCTCGGCGCCGTTGACCTGGAATTCCAGGCTGTCGACGCCGCCGGAATTCTTCAGTGTGAGGGCCGTGTCGCCGCCGGTCGCCGTATCGTTATAAATGCGAAACCCTTGATTCACGCCCGTGCCGTCGGTGTGCTGGATATAAGCTTGGCGAGTGGCCCCCTTATAGAAGCTCACATACGGATCGTCGGTGGAGGCGGGGCCAACGATACGTATCGCCTCGCCGGGGGTGGTGATCGTATGGGTGCCGGTCTGGCCGAGCGTCGTGATGCCGTCATAGGCTCCGGAAATTCTGGCGTTCGGAACGGTTCCGGTCGTGAGATTGGAAGCGCTGTTCGCACCGAGATTGGATCTCGCCGTCGCGGCGTCCGTCGAGCCCGTACCTCCTTCGGCGAGCGCAAGCGGTGTTGCCAGCGTCAGGCCCGAGGTATTGAGGCGGCCGACCTCCGTTCCGTTGACGTTCCACACATGAGAGGAGTTGGTCGGGACCGTATAGTTCAGGGTCGAACCCGTGATCGTGAATCCGTAACCGCTGTAGAGCTGGATATGCTTCGAAAGGTCGGTACTCCCGGCAGCAACCGCATTGGCGAAGCTTACGCCGGACGAGAAATTCTTGCCCGCCATCGAGCCCGGAAGCCGTGCGTCGGAAATCGTTCCCGAGCTGAGATCCGAGGCCGATCCGGACGACGCCACTGCCGCAAGGCCGAGCGTGGTCTTCACGGCAGCGGCGCTGGTGTCGTCGAGGATCGTTCGCGCAAATGGCGTCAGCGCCGTGGTCGCATAGACATCCGATGCGGTCGTGTAGATCGTCCTGTCTGCGGCGGTCGTAAGCCCGGAGATCGACTGCAAACCGGCGTCGTAGGCCTGCACGTCCGCTCCGATTGCGACTCCGAGCGTCGTCCGGGCGGTAGCCGCATCCGTGTCGTCCAGGAGCGCTTTGACGAAAGCGGACACACCCAGGGTCGTCAGCGCCGCCGCTGCGTCTGCGTCGCCGAGGATCGTGCGCGCGAACGGCGTCAGCGCCGTCGTGGCATAGGCATCGGCTGCCGTTGTGTAGATCATCCTGTCGGCGGCAGTCGCGAGCGCGGCAATCGATTGCAGGCCGGCGTCGTAGGCCTGCACGTTCGTACCGATCGCCAATCCGAGATTGGTCCGGGCTGCGCTTGCCGAGGTCGCCCCCGTCCCTCCTGCCGTGACCGGCCGCGCGGCATTGGCGTCGGCGCTGAGGTCATCCACAAGCGCATTGTAGGGCACGCTCTGAATGGTCGTATTGGACACACCTTTCGTGCCGGCAGGTGGTGAATAGACTCCGCCTGTGCGTGGCATCGTAACCTCCATGAAATAAGGCGGCTCCGAAGAACCGCCCGTGTTTTCCCGTTTCGTTCATTCCGCTGGACTGCCGGCAACACTCTTCCTTGATTGCCTCAGCCCCGCCAGCGCCACACCCGGCCCTTGGGTTGCTTCGACAAACTGACGTCGTGAGGCAGGGTCGTACGACCACGTTGTCAACGCCGTATCGCGGGCTCAGGGCAAGTTCGGGAGGCACGCGTTCGGTTTGGTTCGGGTGCCCCTCACTTCTCCCGTACGCTGATTGTAGAGTCTGCCGTCATCGAGTTTTGACCATTCGCCGTTTCGCATGGCATCGATTTCAAGGCGTCCTCTTTCAAGCTCCATCAGTCGCACCGGATCGGACTGCTGCACCTGCTGCTGATGGAGTGTCTGCAGAATCGCGCGCTGCTCTTCGCTGAGGAACGGATTGCCGAGGGCTTGAAGTAGCTCCATCCGGGTCGGGGCTTGCGGCGCCTGCTGCTGCCCGATCGCCTGCGCCTCTGCGATCTGCTCGGGCGAGGCCGGGGCGCCGCCCATGAGCGCCGGCATGATGCCGCCCTGCGCATTGGCGAGCTTCCGGGAGGCTTGGAACTGCGCGGGGATGCCCTGCGGCACGTTCATGCCGGGGAATTGGGCCCGGTACTCAGGCGTCTGCTCGAAGGCGGCGACCTCTTCCGAAAGCGACGCTGAAGGGCTGCTTATCCCCGCACTCATGGCGTTGACCGCGCCCGCGGCGGTTTGATGCGGCATCCCGATCGAGGGATCGCGGCCGGCGGCTTTCTGCGGCTGTCCCTGTGATCCAAGGGCGCGCATGAACTTGCGTCCATAGGTGCCTGTGTCGGTTCCGAGCGTATCCTTCCGGTCTGTCTTGCCGACCCCGCCGGGGCCCGCGAACCACGCCTGAGCCGCGCCCTCTGGACCGAACTGCTGCACATAGCTGTTGAATTTGCCGTCGAAAATGGCGTCCTGAATCCGCGCGTCGGCCATGAACTCGTCCGGCGATACTTCGCGGCCGAGCACTTCGCGAGACCATGGGCCGACATTTGCCTCCATGATCTGGTATCGGCCGAGCGCGCGGCCCATTTTCGGATGCGTCGGGCCAACCGCTTTGTAGCCGCCGCTGCCTGCACTCTCGATCGAGGCGATTGCATCTCGATAAGCGGAAGACTGCGAAGATATCTCGGGATCAGGCTTGTCGGCAGCCGCCTGCGTTCGCCGCCGAATCTCCTCCGGCGCCGGCTTGGTGAAGTAGAGGTCGGGCGACTTCAACCCCGCCGCCTCGACCGACTTGGCGATGCCGTTATAGAGGTTGTCCGGCGAGACATAGGGGTTGTCCGGTCCCAGCGTCATCAACAGCTTTTCCTGCAGCTGCAGAATCATCTGGATCATCATCATGTCGCGTTCGCGCGTGCCGGCACCGAGCCCGGTATTGACGGTCGCATCCATCCCGGCATTCCACTGGCGCGGGTCGAAGGTCACCCACTCCCCGCGCAGCCGCACCATGCGCGGCCTGTCCTGATGCTTGACGACGAGACGGAGCAGCCCTTGGAATACCCGCTTCAACCCCTGCGCGAAGGTGCGCACCGTCAGCTCCGTCTGGCCGATGCCCGCCTGCTCGATAAGCGCGGTCGCCCGCGCCGTCATGTTCTGCAGCGCGTCCGGCGCCATGCCGCTCGAAACGTCGGAAATCCCGGTACGATCGGTCGCCTCCTGGTCGAGATAGGAAAGCATCGCGAAGGATTCCTTGGCGACGAACGGCACCACGGTGTAGCCGAGCGCCGCGCGCGCATCGATACCCTGGCCGACACGGATCGGCTGGCCGAATTTCGGGTTCAGCACGCTTTCGGGATTGGCGATAGCCCCCTCCTGGACGATCGGCTGCTGATTGTTCTGCCAGTAGAGATTGTCGAGCGTCTGGCGCATCAGAACGGTTTTCACACGCTGGATCTCCGCCATGTCGTCGGTGACGGAATTGCCTTCGCGCTGATGCGGCCGCCGCTCGACGATCAGATCGGCGAAGGGCACCTCGTCCCATTCGTCGTTCGAGAGCAGGTGCTCTTCGCCGGTGCCTCCGGCAAAGACGAGGCGGCGCAGCTCCGCGATGCCGTCGTCGTCCGCGTCCACCTTCACGTAGAGCTCGTAATAGTCCACCTCCTCCAGCGCCTTCGGCACGGCATCCCCGGCTTCGAAGGCTTCGCGCCGGCGCGCAAACACCTCGTCGTCGGTTCCGCTTCCGCCGTTCGAAGCCGGAAGGCCTTCGATCAGGCCGCGGTCATAACCCATGGCGATCAGGTCTGAGCGCCGCATCCGCTTGACGATGCCGGTGATCGCGCTGTCCTCGATCGAGATGGCGTCCGGATGGACCAGGAATTCCTCGAGCGGCACCGCCGCCAGCCTCGGCGTACCGCGCTCGGTGCGGCGTCGGATCTTGACGCTGTAGCTCGGCTGCTCCACCGGCCCCTGCGGCGTTTCGATCCTTTCGACCGTTTGCGACTGTTCCAGCACATCCACCTCGTCGTCGCCGACGAGCTGGACGAGCGCCGCTTCGTCCAGACCGGTATGGGCCGAGATCGCAATGGAAGTCTGCTTCTCGTACCACCAGCGGATCACGCCGTTCCTGAGTTTCAGCGCATCATGCGCCGCATCCTGCACGGCGTCGTAGCCATTGCTTTCGGGAAAGACGACATAGTTGATGTAATCGCTCGCCTGATCTGCCGCCGCCTCGTCGCCTTCGTCGACCGGGGCGTATTCCACCACCTTGTCGTTGCCGAGGATGGTGCGGATCAACGAGGGCAGCACCTTCTTGATCGCAGCGCGGACGTCGCGCGAGACGACCTTGGAGCGGTTTGCATCCGCCGGCACGTCCTTCATCGTACCGTCGTAATACTCCATCGCCTTGATGCGGTCGACCGCCAGCTCGTCGCGGTAGTTTTCGCAGTCCTTCACCAGCCGGCTGACGTAGGCGGACAGGCGTTCATCGGTCATTGCGGCCATCAGAGAACCTTTCTGGCGGTGAAGTTCCAGTTTGCGTAGCCGTTGTTCGCCCGTGCGTGGCGCTTCATCATCAGGGCGTAGCGTGAGGCGGAGATCAGATCGTCGCGTTCCTTGACGATCCTGCCGTCCTTGCGGTGATAGAGGCGGAACTCCTCGAACCATTCCGTGCAGGTGGAAAAGACCTTCCAGCGCCCCGTCTGCATCCGCTGCAGCATGTCGGAAAGCCCCGCTTCCACGCCGTTGGTGCCGTCGTCGAAGGTCGCCCGCTCGGGAAGAAGGGCCAATCCCTGCGCGCGGTATTGCGCCGCCAGTTGCTCGCCGCTCCCCTTGTCGTGCTGCAATCCGTCGTGCGGCCATGCCCAGGGCATCGCCGCTCCCCACGGCTTCAATGCCGCCGCGTGGATGATCGGCGTCGCCTCCCGCTCGCGATAAATCTTCGTCACATGGAAGACGTCCGCGTCCCGGTCCCAGGCGCAGCCCACCGCCGCGAAAGGATGGTCCCAGCCGAAGTCGAGCCCGCCGATCTGCACCCAATGCTTTGGGATTTCGAACGGATCGACACGTATGCTCTCCTCCGTCACAGGAAATATCCTGCCGGATCCGAGCGCCGGCACGCCCCTGGTGCGCGCCTCGCGCTCATGGGCGGGATAGCTGTCGATCACCCGCTGGCGATCCTCGAGCGTATAGT